TGTCGAACCTTCTATGGAAATGACAATGCTCAGCAACCTTTAATTAATGATGATGCTGTTCTCGGTTACGACATTATTGAAGAAGCTAAGAAAGCATTGGTCGTCAGGCGCAATACATATGATCGAAGGAAAGAAGATATTGATGATCATTCAATCCAGCTCGCTATCTATTGTTTAGAAAATATCATTACTCCAACAGTTGACGGGGAGAGAGATCGATTCATTAAAGTTACTGTCTCTGCAAGTGCAGGTGGAGATGATGTTTTTCCTTACTGGTCTGACTGGGCTAGTCGTTGTCACCATGGGAGTGGATCTAAATCCAAACAATCAACAGAAAGATACTTCAGAACTTTCCGAGGAGATTCACTAGCCACAATTTTTTGGGAAGCCACAAACTGCGACCCAGATTGGCGTAGCAATATTCCCTCTGAATTAAAGACCGATAGCAATCATTTACTTGGTCATTACGGCACAACGTTCGCTGGCTATGAACATAGTGCTTTCTTGGGTGACGATGAGGATGATGGCTTTGGTGATGATTTAGTTGCAACAACAACTGAACCCACCCAAGGTTTATTCGGTGAGATGCCATGGCAAAGATCTACAACGATTGAACCAGAAGTGGCTGATGAGTCTGACGACGATGATGTTGAACCAGAAGGAGGTGATGCTCCAGCTAGAGGAAGACCCGGAGAAAATCAAGTTGATCGAGTCAGGCAATTAATGCCAGATATTTATCCCGGCCTGAGATTAAACGTGATGAATCAACAGTTGGAATTTGGTCCTAAGAATCAGGCAAGACCAATCCATGATCCAACTTTGATGTACCTAGAAGTTAGTCATCGAGCTAACACTGTTTTCCCTAAGACCTTGGTATTTGATGTCGCCTCTGAGGTGGGATATCTAAATAAATATCACCCAGTCAAAAAATACTTAGAAGAATGTGCCGCAAGGACTGAGCAGTGTCCATACTTCGACAGACTTGCTACTGAACTTCTTGGTGTACCTAGTGATCCTCTAGAGAACCCCATTATGAGAGATGGATCAACTTTGGCTGATGTAATTCTCAAACGATTTTTAATAGGAGCTGTAGCCAGAGTCATTGATCCGGGCTGTGTTCATGATTGGATGCCTGTTCTTATTGGTAGTCAGAACTGTGGTAAGTCAACATTCTTTAGTTACCTCACTCCGCCTCATCCAGTTGACGGGACTTATCCATGGGTTACAACCATGCAGCAAGGTATTGATTATTTAAAAGATAAACCTCATGCACTTCACGCAGGTTTCATTGTTGTGATGGATGAGTTCGAGAGATACACCAAACGCAAGTACTCGGAAGAATTAAAGAACCTTGTTTCTGTTGGTACAGATAGGTCGGCAAAGAAATATGAAAACGAGAAATCTTATCCCAGAGCATTTGTTCTCGCTGGAGCAACTAACTCTACTGATTTCTTAAGTGATCCATCTGGTAACAGACGATTCCTACCGATCAAAGTTGTTGGCAAGGTTCCATCTAAAGAAAACCCAGCGATCAAGATTATTGATTTAGATCGACTTAAGAAGGATAGAGATTCGATTTGGGTATCTGCTTATAGGCGTTATCTAGATGATCCCCAGCATGTTTTTACTAGTGCAGAAATTAGTTACATCTCTGACTACGCTGACTCCTTTACTAGAGACCAACCTTATGAAGTTGCAGTCAGGGAAGTTTTAAAGAGGCATACTTCTGGCTACCACCAAGGAAGACCTTACATAACTCTGGCTGAAATGTTTAGGGAGCTTGATATTCCTATTACTCAACAAAGTCAAATGAGCAGGAATATTACTGACTGCATGACTAGAGAGGGTTGCGAAAAGAAGAAAATTAAAAAGAATAGTGAGCAATTGAGAGTATGGATTAAGACTTAACTGAGACAAACCTCTAAATCTCAACAACTTGGCTGTCACTCTTTCTAGTAGTGGCAGTCTTTTTTATTGACCCTGTACCCCTTGTACACCAATAAAGGGTACGGCATCTTGCTTGAAATTAACTAGTAATAAATGAGTCTCAAGAAAGGGTACACGGTTCCACTCTCTGTATAACCTTTCCTAGTAATTCAGCAGCATTTTAAAAATCTTCAATCTCTTAGAAACGCTATGATCGATTTATACGAAAAAAAGAATAAGAAAGACATTTAAAAGGAAGAGCAATTTCTAGGAAAGGTTATAGAAAGCGTGGATCCCTGTACACCCTGTACCCTTTGTGATTCAATATGAAAGAAAGAACATACAAAAATGATTGCTATTTTCTCTACTCATCCGATGTATAGCTTAGACAGGCCGACTGTTGATGCTATTACTGGCAAGAGTTTGAAAGAATTAAGCAAGCAAGACATCGTTGACCTTGCTCGACTCTATACTCGTTACTCTGGATATCCCGGTGGAGACAATATAAAAGACATCATCGTTAAGTATCTCGATGATCACGGCAAAACATTTAACGATCTACAAATTAAATCAAGAGAAATTTGGCAAAGCGGATGGAGACCTAACCAATTAGGCACAGATGAAGTTGGTTCTGGTGCTGATGTAGAGGCAGGAGCTGTTTAATGTTTGTCTGGTTCTAATGGCGGTCCTAAAGATTTATATTCCAGTTGCTCTTTTAAGAAACGTACTTCATTAGCAAGCACGTCAACTTCTTTCTCCAGCACGTCGATGTGCTCTTGATAGATGATGATCATGCTTCCTAGTCTACTGATTCTGAATCTATTTATTCTTTACTTAATATTTGTATTAGCGTAGACCTCAACATATGCCTTGCATGTTTCACAGACTAACGTTGTGTGCAAATTAAATTCACCATCAGGAAAATCTTCAGAGCAGTTAATCTCCCCCTTCCAGATTAAAACTCCATTGCAGTTGTAACAGCTCATCGCCTCTTGCTAGTTTCTAATTTTCTAAGCCTTTCTTCGTGATCTCTTAATTCTTCTTTTACAATAATGATATCTTTGGCTACCTCTCCTCTAAGTAATTGCACTTCTCTGAGGATTGCCTCCATACCTCGCTTCATACTGCCTTGAGTGAAAGCAATACGCCACAATGCTCCGGCAGTCGCTACACCAATAACAGACAAAAGTTCAATCATAAATAATCCCTCCATTTATATTCTATGCAAAATTTAAAGCCACCAAAAGCACCAAAACATTGGGATCAACGCTTCCTAGTTCTTGCTTCCAATATTGCAGGTTGGTCAAAAGATCCCAGTACTAAAGTCGGCGCTATAGCTGTTAGAGATAGACGTATTTTAGCGCAAGGTTTTAATGGCCTACCTGTCGGCATTACTGATACAAACACTCGATTAACTGATAGAGATACTCGTCTGTCAATGACAGTTCATGCTGAGATGAATTGTGTTGCATTCGCAGCAAAATCAGGTGTTTCTTTGACAGGCGCAACGATGTATATATGGCCTTTGATGACATGCAGTAATTGTGCTGCTGTCTTAATTCAAGCTGACATCAATAAAGTTGTTGTGCCTGATTTTGTTGAACCACTTAGATGGCAACAGTCATTCGACACAGCCAGAGAAATGTTTATAGAGGCTGGTATTGCTGTGCATCGCATCCCGATTAGAGGTCCACTTGAGCCAGATGATGATAATGAACCTAGAGAAATCAGCGGCGAGCTTGCATAAACAACTAGATTGCGTACTGTATCAATCAAGATGACAGAACAGGTAATCAATGTTAGACCTAAAACTAGGTCATCGAGTCAAAAACAAAGTTGACGGAAAGCAAGGAATGGTCGTCGGTGCTCCTGAAGCGACTGGCGTTAAAGACATTCTTGTTCCAATTGCTTTAGAAAAGTCAACTCGCAAAGAACTATGGCCTATAGATCACATTGGTCTATTACCCAAGTCCAAGCAGTTAATTGCACTCGGCGGCAAATTTGATCCACCAAAGGGTTTTCCTTTTAACACTAAATAAACATGGCACAGTGGGCTCTCCCTCCAGATTTGCATTCAAAGATTGAAGGCGGTCCCTTATGTTTTTTCCATGAACACAGTATTGGGTCAAGGGATGCACTCATTCCTAGATACACAGATAGTCACGCCTGTGTTCGATGCGTTAGTTCCTTAACTGAAGGAAGACTTTCTCTAGATGTGCATCGAATAGAGAAAACACATCGCAGAAGGTTTCTTGAATTCTGGTCTTTCGTTGAGATGTCTACAGCAGATGAATGCTGGCCTTGGAGAGGAAAGTTTCATACTCGCTGTAATTCAAGTTATTTCCCAATACCTCGACACTGGAATTCTGGTCGTCAATATTCTGCTGCTCGTGTCGCCTGTTGGTTTACTTGGGGAGATATTGGACGGCTACCAATGAAAATGATTTGTGGAGATAATAACTGCTGCAATCCGCTGCATATGAAGATCAAAGGTGTACCTCATTTCCACCATCGACGCTCACTAGATACGATTGATATTGAATTCAGTACTCGTAAATTAGAAAGTGAAACGCTTTGCTTTCTAGAAACCACTGCAAATAAAGACCCAAAAACATTTGAGAGATTAGAGAAAACAAATAAGATCTGGATCGATTGGCGTATGGGCTCAGGTCAGCCTGTTAATTCGATCATGACTCCAAAATTTATGACTGAATAATTTCCTAAACTGTATAAAGGTTATTAATTTAATTGATCAATAATGACTGCGATAGCACCAATGGGTAGCGATCCTCAAAAGACCGCAAGAGAAAGAACAGAAAAATGGTTAGAAGGTGTTTATCAGCAAGAGCTTGGTAGAGATCTAGGCGATGAAGGTCGTAAGTACTGGGCAGATGACATTCATGAAAGAGGTCAAACAAGAGAAGAAGTAATCGCAAATATTAGACGTAGCCCTGAATACGATGGCTATAACAGAGGAAAAGAAGAAAATTCAATCACTCTGCCAGAGGTTCCTAAGCCACCTAAGCCGGGAAGACCAAGAAGACCATATCCAGAAAGACCAAGAAGACCAAATCCTGATCGGGATAATTACAACGATAGAAAGTATGGCATCTATGACGCTATCAGCGCTGCATCATCGGCTGGTAACAGAATGACCGACGATTACTATCAAAGGTTTTTACCTGAGATGAGAAACAGTGTCCATCTTGGTATTAATGAAATTGGAGCTGCGGATAGATTTCACGGAGATCGATATGAAGGATCACCTCCTGAATACTTAGACCCAGAGGATCTATTTAAGAAATACGGAAACAATTCTGATATCGGAATTGATGATGGTAATGGCGAGAGTGATCTTGAAAAACGTATTAAAGCCTTAGAAGATAAATACAGGGTTGACTAAACCAGCAGATCCATTTGCTTTCTGTTAATTTATGTTAAGTATCTTGCAACTTGCATGACAGATTCATCAGATTCGAATGTGGTTTTTATCAAGGAAACTTATCGAGATCTACTAGCGAGAGAGCCAGACGCTGAAGGAATGCAGTGGTGGCTTGATGATTTAGAGAAAAGAGGACAGACTCGTGATGATGTCGTAGCGAATATCAAATTAAGCGATGAATATAAATCGATGGATTCTTAATTATTTAATCGGGACATTTGAAAGACAACTCTTGCACTTCGTGAGTAAGTGATCTAACTTCTGCGTAGAAGAAATATTGTGCATTGTGTCTTTCCAGCCGTTTTCCGTTAATAAGATTGGTGGTGAAGAGATGCCACAGAAACTTTTATACAACGTTTTCAAAACACTAACTGATAGATCGTATAAGCCTACAGCAGTGGTTTTAGATGAAGATGATACTTCTTCTCCTGCTGAAGATAAGAGTGGAAAAATGTTTATCGACCAGTGGACTCCTGCCGTTAAAGATAAGAGGATGATCACTAACGAAGCCTATGTCCCATTCGATCACCCTCACCTGACTCTTCATATAAGGGGAGACCAACCTACTATTAATGATTTGAAAGAGATGTGTCGATCTCTTTGTTTCAGTAGTCAATCAATACATGAAACAGCGGATTCATATCGTTTACCAGTAAAAGATTTCAACACATCTATTGAAGACTTTGTCTACTCAAGAGTTGTTGGCTTTTATACGCCAGACGATGACAAGCAATTCAAGTGGACAGAAACTGATAGGAATGAACAACTAGCAGCAGCCTATTCAGGATTGATAGACTTTAATGCTGCACGAGAACGAGGTATCGCAAAGGAAGTTGCACAGGAGTCATTACCACAAAATCTGTTGATTAACGCTACAGTGACTGGGAGTCTTGGTGATTGGCTTCGTCTACTTGAGCGAGTCACACTCATGCGTAGTAGCTATGAAATGAAGTCATTAATTGATTTGATTGTTATAGAAATACGTAAATGGGTTCCTGAGATTTATAGCTGGTGGTATTCAGGATTAGAAAAGAAAAGAACCAAGAAAAAACAGCGTTGGATAGCAGCATGAGGTTTTGTTATGGCTATAGCTAACGATCTCTGGAATCTACATTCCTCGCTAAGTTTATTAGTTGAATCTTGTATTGAAGATCCTAAATACAGATGTTATGTACCTTCGCTTCACCAAGCGGAATACTTATCAGACAGCGCCTTAGTCACATACTACGAAAGAGCGTATGGCACGACCAAAGCCAACAGAACTACTCGTCAAATTTTTCCCTGAATTAATAGATAAATCTGTTTCTTCATCGAACAAAGAAGCATCAAAAGAATTAAACGTCAGAATCTGCGAAGCAATAATCTCTGATTTAATTGGCAAGTTTGACTCCCTCATGAGTTACATGGGAGAAGGAGCTTTAATCGTCAAACTAGCAAGTAGGCATGGTAAGCCCAATATTGAAAAGCAGAATTATATAAATAGGTTTTCACTTGAGCAGGACTTGAAAGAAGCTCAGAAAGAAGGAGATACAACTGTCATTGAATTCCTTAAAGACGTTTTAGCCAAGGTCAATAAATGCAAATTTGACGAAGAGATTTGCATCCTTTTACTTGATAACTCAGGAGGCTCGGCTGCGATCATCCCCAGAGATCATCCGGCTAAAAGGATACAAGCAATGATGGATGAGATATAAGTCATGCCAGAGCCAAGGAGAGTCAATAAATGTGACCTAGCTCCACCGGCTGAAGTCATAAGAGGAGCCCGTTCCGTATTAGGAACAATTGATCTTGATCCATATTCCACTAAGGATATTAATCGGTCTGTTATTGCATCTCGTTTCTATGACAGGGACAAAGATACTCTCGAAGATATTGTCCATAAAGATTGGAAAATCAGTGGTGATCGCAGAGTCTTTATTGGTGCCCCTGCTGGAGCTGGTCTTACTAGAAGACTTTTAAATAAAGCACTGACTGAGTATCGGCAAGGTCGTATTGAGCAGTGTGTGATTTGGATTGCTCATAACGAATCAATTATTCGAGCACCTTGGCTATGGGACTTTCCCATGTGTATTCCATTCAGAAGATTACGTCCTCAATGGTGGGACGAGGAGCTGGAAACATTTCGAGGAGTATCTCCATCTGATTGGTCGGCAATTAGTTATTTGCCACCAACTGATCCCTCCAAATTTCAAACCATGCTGTCTCGTTTCCACAACGTATTCAGCCAAATGGGACGTGTCGTCTTCAACGAATACAGCGGAGAAGCTGACTGGACCGAAACATACAAAGCTTCATACGGGAGGGATTATGACTACAGAGGATGAATTGGATAAGTTCCTTGCCCCTAATGGAGAGACATACCTAACAATTCGATCAGTCGTCTACGACTCATGGATTAATTGGCAGGATGCCTTGCCATTCGAAAGGGAATATAGGAAATTACTAACTCCAGATATCTATACCAATATCACTGATTTGGCTACAAGGGTGCATAAGATGCATCAATCCATGCCCGGATATAAAGCTCTAGGCGAATCTCCATTTGAATTCGTGTTGTGGTGGGATCCATTAGATCCAGATCCTGATTGGCAACAAGGCAAGAAATGCAGATTCATGATTAATGATTTCACTGCCGAAGAAATTGAATACTACAGCTCAGTCAAGAAAGGCAATAAGTTAACGATTAAACCAATGACTACTCGAATGGTGGAAGCAGTTATTACTCCTAAGACTGGGGAATAGAAATAAGACAGGTCACCTTGCGATCAATTTCGTTTACATCCTCAATTTCATAATTGGTATTTAATTTATCTAAAAAAGATTCAGCCTCAGATTCAAACTCATCTGCTTTCTTTATCGCAATTTCATCAAGTAAATACTCTACGTCTGTGATGATGTTTCTAATGATGTTATCCATTAATGTTTAAGGCAAGTGAAATCATCATGGACATAATCGAGAGTTCTGTCAAGTACTTTTAATGTACGCCCAGAATCATTGCTACAACGTGTTTCCGACCTTCGGGTCACCAGCCCGATGACGGGGCAAATGTCCACTTATCGGGCTACACTCTATAGATCCTTTCTACGCTTGTACGTGAAGAATAAGTTGATATAAGCTGCTATTACTAGTAGCAGTAGAAAAAAGGTAGTCATGAACAATTGCACAAGTTCGGATGTTCGCCGGTAGCACAATATGATTCTCTCTGGTCTCCAACTTCTTCGCATGTGTATGAGTCTGCACTACCTGTATTCATGAAAGAGTAAGCGTCTAATCCTCGACCACCACCTCCTCCTCCGTTATTCATTCCAAGACCACATCCGGCAAGAAGGATTGGCAACACTAGTAAAAGTTTTTTCATTTTTGTTATTTGGTTAAGTGCCTAGAGAAGGCAACTTTCTTGCTTCCCATGCTTCTCGCCTTGCACCGTATTGATCTAGATCATCTTTAAATACTTGACTCTCCGCAGCTTGCTCAGCAGATCTTCTATTCAATACGCTGATACCAGATCCACGATCAATACTCTTCCTACCGCCTGTACTTCCACCATAGTTCTGTGCATGGTGATTAGCTCTCCGTGCTCTAGCTAAGTGCTTTCTGACTAATGCAGACTTTTTATTTCTTAGGCCCATATTCGGCTCCGAGTAATAATAATTTTTTAGGCCAGAACTCCTTTGGTACGTACTTCACCATTAGAAAAAAGTGAAAGTTATGGATCAAAGTGAACATGACAATGACAAGAGTCGGATTTAAAGATTTATCCGATTCATTAAGAAGAGCACTACATAGAGCAAAAGCCTCAAGCAACTGACGCTCCATGACGGCACATGTCAAAAGCTTTTGTCTGTCTTTGCCTGAGTTATCACTCAATACGCTTGCCCTCTCATTCAACTAACATTATCCTAGGCAGAATGAAAGCTAATTAAGTGAAGACTCGTTTTGATCTCGTGCCTTGGGCTTCTATTACAGACATCGCTGACGTTCTCAGCTATGGGAGCGCAAAGTATTCAGCGAATAATTGGTGTAGAGGAACCGAGTGGGGAAGATATTTCGCAGCCTTATGCAGACATATATTCGCTTGGTGGAGAGGAGAAGATAACGACAAAGAAACTGGATACTCGCATCTCGCACATGCTGGATGCTGCCTGCTCTTTTTAATGGAATACCAGCGCAATAGCTGGGGAACTGATGATCGTTTTACTGGTCCAGACGGACAAGCTTTCACTAAAGGCGATGGTCTTAAATCTGATTCATTTGAGTTTGACCACGAACTTTATAAGGAAGTCTTGAAATGTCATCCGTTAGATGATTCCCAATCATTGAAGTTTTCGACCGATTGGAAATCATCAGAAGTTGATCCAATAAATCTAGGTTTAGATTAATGATCAAAGTAGCAGTAATTGGTGCTGGGAATGCAGGTTGTTTTACAGCACTTCAACTAGGTGATCTTGCTAAAGACACAGGTCTTGAAATAGAGATTTCGATTATCTATGACCCCAATACTCCTGCTGAAAAAGTTGGTCAAGCTACCTTTCCTCACCAACCACATTTGCTTTGGAATGTTTTAAACGAAGAATTCAATTGGTATAAGAATCAAATTGACGCAACCATAAAGACAGGAATCCTTTACGAAGGTTGGGGGCATAAGAAAGAAATCTTTCATCCGTTTCCCCCTAAGAATGTTGGGATGCATTTTTTCCCAAAAAAATTACAGGAAATAGTAGTTAAGTCTGGACAATTCAATATTATTCACCAAAACGTAGATAACTATTCTGACGTTGATGCTGACTATATATTTGATTGCAGAGGAAGACCTAAAGATGATGACGATTACTCACCTCTGATTACGCCAGTTAACTCTTGTCTACTAGCTAAGCCAAAATGGGACACATCAATTCTCTCTTATACCAGAGCTGTTGCAACTTCTGACGGTTGGAGTTTTGTGTTACCTGCAAAACCAGACCTGCCAAGCAGTCAAGGAGCTTTAGGTTATTTATACAACAAAGATATAACTACTAAAAAAGAAGCAATCCATAATTTACAGGATCAATTTGATGCGTACATAACAGGTCATCTTGAATTTAAAAGCTACATAGCAAAGAATCCTGTTATTGATAAGCGAGTATTTCTTAATGGAAATCGTCTTTACTTCTTGGAACCTTTAGAGGCAACAGCTTGTTGGATACATACGGAATGGGTGGTTCAATGCTTTGATCAAATAATTAGACCACAAAATAAAACAGAACCTTTAACTAAGTGGATTCATAATAAGATCCATGAGATAGAAAGATTTATTCTTTGGCATTATCAGAACGGTTCTAAATTTGAAACTAAATTCTGGAAACATGCAAGAAATCTACGGACAAAGATAGACCCTAAATTTAATGAGTTAACTCAAACCCTAGAGCCGTTACCTATATCAGTTGTTAAGACCTTTGAACAGCAAGGTCGATTACCTGAGTACGGCTGCTGGGCTCCAACGAGTATCAAATATTGGATGGATGGAGTGAAGAAATAATGAAAACAATTGTTATCGAAAGTGACATTAACTGCGATCCGCTGGAGCAGAAAATACTTAAAGAAGAGCCAGTGATTATCGAGAAATTTCCAAATACTTCATACGATGGCAATGATGGAAACAGTGGAACTGGCTTAAGTCCTAACTCTCTAACTTCTAGATATTTCTGGTACAACGTATTGAATTGGCAAGAGGCTGAGCCCTTACGTAAATGGATTCTAAAAGGCTATCAAAATTACACTGAGACCAAGATTAAACAATTACATGTCAAATGCTGGGCCAATGTTCTAAGAAAGGGTGAGCAAATAAAACCCCACGCACACTTCAGAGGTATTGTTGATCCTCTTGATTCTCTGTGTGGACACTTGACTGTTAAAGCCGATGGTTCAACTTCTACTTACTACAGAACATTTATCAAGGATGAAAAACTATTAAATATTCCCGGCAATTTTCATTTCTTCAATAGTGGTACAACTCACTGGACTGATCAATACAACGGAGATAGCGAAAGAATAACTATTGCCTTTGATATGTTTAGTGAAAAAGCATACAAAACTATCCCCGAAGGAGTAATAGATAAATTGGTCACTCTAAAAACCGAAGATTAAACGCTGCTGTTCTTCTTGGATTATCTGATTTGTGAACAGTGACTCCATGTTGGAGGTATGAAGGAAATAGAATTACTTTGCCTCTCTCGGCTTTTATGTAATGCCTACGTGCGTGAATCTTCCTCTCATTATCTTTTCTTAGTTTGTCCCAAGAAAAAGGAATCTCGTTTCCACTTTTGTTTAAAAAATAAAATTTACCATCATCTTCTTGTTCATCAGTCAGAAAAATGACTCCAGAGATATCATCATAATTATGATCATGTACTTCTTGAAAATCACCTCTTCGATATGTGTTACGCCATATGCCCATCAGGCGAAGATTTATTTTTGAAATATCTAGACCTAAATCACCAATAAACTCTTTCAATACTGGAGCTAGATAATTAAAGGGATTGTCACCTGTAATCCCTTGTACTTCAAGAGAACATAGATCAGTCCAACTGAGATCCTGAGTGTTATCTTCTTCTCCGTTTTCAATAAAATCTATAAGTTTATCTTTATTAGAAGGAAAACTTTCTAAATAAAAATCATGAATAAAAGGAACATCTATCAATTTGTTTTTCTGTGATAAACCTCTACTTCTGATTCACATTTAGGACAGCTTAAATTGGTTATGAAATCGAATTCTTCAGAAGGAATTGGGAGATCTGAGTCACTACCCCAAATTAATTCAGTATTACAGTGCCAGCAATTCATTAATTTCGCTCTGGATAAATGTAAACCAACCAGTAAATTCCAAGTACTAATAAACAAATGCTAGGAATAATCCAACTGATCACTGACGTGGCTTACGTCCACGCTTTGGCATTTGTTTTGCTAATGCTTCCATCTGAGGAAGACTCATTTGTGTCTGAGCTGGCTGTTGTATCGGTGCAGTAGCTTCCTGAATACGTGCTTCTAACTCTTTCATTTTTGCTAAGTTCTGCCTGTGCTGCTCTTCAAATGCTGGTGGCATTGGTGGTATCTGAGCTGAGACGGGTGGCTGCTGAACAGGAATCTGTGCTGTGAGTTGAGTAGCCATTGTTGTTAGTTCTGATTGAACTTGCTGAGCTACTAAAGGTGGAACTTTATTAATTACTTCTTGAACTTCTGTGCGAGGAATTAATGTAGGAATCACCCTTTCGATAGCATCTATTTTCTGAAATAGTTCTGAGTGATCCCCTTTTTTATTCTTTAAACCAATCGAAACAAATTGTCCTGTTGCAAGCCCAACGACAACAGCCATTGCACCTGTGATTAATACTTCCATAAGCCTCGTCTTTCACTTTGTAATATATCGCAATCAAACTTGAATTGCTAATCTTCCTTATCTAAGACAATAGCTTCCATATCTAATTCAAAACTTTGAGATTCAAATACTTCTTCGAATTCATCTTCCTCTTCGTCTTCAAACAGGCATAAGAAGGAATCAGTAGATTCTTGCTCTTCTGTAGGAGGAATAAAAGCAGAGCCTTCATTGAATTTGAAGACAAAACCAGCATCTTTACTAGCAGCAAGAAAGGCTTGCTTCTGTACAAATCTGCCCTCCCAGCAACCTAGTAACGCCTCGATTAATTCGTCTCTCGATAAATCCTTCGTTTCTATCGCAATCCTGTGAAGCATGAACTTCTGTTCTGGAGTCAAGTCTGGATTCACTAGAAACACCTCCTGATAAACACCATAAGTCGAAGAGATCGTTGTTCAATGGCTTGATCCATGTCTTTATTCTGGCAGCTCTGTCGGGGCAGAAAAAAGATTGTGCCTCATACCACACCATCCAGTCACGAGTAGATCCCTTGGCTGAATTACATGGCAAGCAAGCTGGAACTAAGTTAGTTCTTAAACTGCTACCACCGTGAGCCTTTGGTCGAACATGATCAATGGTTAAGTGAATCTTAACGTCATTAGCATGTACCTTGCCGCAATAAGCGCAGCATCCCCATTCGTCTTTAATTGATTGTTTAAATCTTCTGAGGGCAGCCCCCTTAGAGATTTCAACTAGTCCAAATCGGTAATTCTCCCAGCGTTCTGGTATCAATGACTGACCTCGATTAACCACAGATTAACTACTTACAAATAGTGAATCAATCTGTTCCATTTTGAAAACCTATAAAATTAAAGATAGCTTTGCATTAGCAATGAAAATCTTTAATATTCTTGCGATAGCGAGTTTCGGTATAAGTATCTCGATTGTTGGGGGCACAGTTGCTGGATATTTCTATCTCAAGAATCCATCAACCCAGCAGCATTTACAAGATAAATTAATCAAGGCAATAACTCCAGCACTAACGAAAGGTGTGTCTGGCTCATTACCAAAAGTCGATATTCCTTCCCTGCCTAGCTCTACTGGAGGCGTAGTACCGCTTAATCTCTAAGTGGTTGATATAAGGGATATAAGAGTTTGGAATGTCAGGGTTCCTGAAGTACCTGACTGGGCGATAGCAGTACCTAATAGTATCCCTCTTGCAGTGCCCATCACGCAGGAGTTAATAACTGGTCCAATAGGTTTTCCTATCGTCGATGTTCCGGGCTGTGTAGAGGCTCGTGAGACCTCTGGAAACAACAACTTGATAGAGGACGATCCATTTGGAAATTTACTCCTCTGCGACGGCACACAACCCGTCATGCCAGCCTTTGACTATAACCCCAATAATTTACAACCAGTTATTGAACCAGCAAAAAATGTTCAATTACCACCACCACTAGAGCAACCTAAATCTAAAAGTCAAAGCACAGATGATAAAGGTACAGGAGCTGACATGAGTGGATTTGGTGGTGCCTCGCCTCCAACACCTCCCCCTACATCTCCACCACCACCTGAACCTCCTGCATGTCCAAGACCAGATGATCCCCCTGTTGGTAGTAAAGGTAAATTTGGCACCAAACGTGTTGAGTCATATGAACTCAATGAAGATGGTGAATGTGTCACCAACTGGATATCTGAGAAGCCACAAGATATAGCTTTTACATATCTACCTCCACCACCAGTTGCTTTAACAACAGGAGCTGTGGCGGCTGTAGCTGTTACTAGTTCAGTCTTAATGAAGCCAGTGAGTGACTACATTCTTAAGCTTGTTAAGCCTCTGGTGAAGAAGACTTTAAAGAAGGTTTTACCTCGCCTTCTGAAGAAGAAGCCCAAGGTGCTTTCCGTTCGTGAACGCCGATTGGAGCAGAGGAATCTGAAGAAGTAGCCTTGCTAATTTGTTCTAGATTATGAGCATGATCAGGTACTGAAGTCGGATGTTCCCCAACTTCAACGTCCTCGCATATCTGGGCGTACTTCGTTCCTTTTCGGAAATATATATTCTCCTTCCGCAATGTCCCACAGTGTTTTAAACGTGAAATTTCGTAGTCAAGTATTTTCAAATTTAGGCTTGCTTTTCTCAGAGCAATCTCTGTACTGGCTGCTTCTTTGCACAGCGCTTGTAACTTTGAATCTAAGGGCTTAGACCATTGGAGAGTAGCTCCATAATTTAAGGAGAAATTATCCTTCTGTTGTGTGAGGACATCCTTCTCAAACAAGATGGCACCCGGATTATCTGGAGCGCCATCCCCGTCAATATCTCGCATGTCGTAGACCGGATCCTTATAGCTAGTGACGAAAGGTAACTTAATATTTTTACTCCTACCAATATATGGCGATATCGTTACAGTCTCTGCTTGACATTGCACTCCATTAGTAAAAGCAGAGTTAATAAAATTTCCAGTCAATACTTGATATGCATTCACAGTCGCTTGACCACTGCTATTAGCGACCGGATTGGAGGTGGCTGAAACACCACCAACATCACTGGCTAATACACTATGCGGCACTAATAATATTAAACCTAAAACCTTTGGTATGACTGGGTTTATGGCTATTGGCTGAACACGCTTGAACTCGAAATCGTGGTTTCGATTTCTGAGGTGCGAGTTATTTGGGTGCGATTTCGAAGCCCCGGACCTTGGTAACTGGAGGTGTATTGGAAGGCTCCTCCTTCTGTCACTAGAGAAAAGTCGGGAGAGGTATTTATATCCAAACCTGTCCATGTACTTGTTCCACCGTTCAATGTCGTATGTCTGATTTCAGTATGAGACGTTGGATTAATTACTCCTGTTGTTGGCTTTATCCCTGTGCCAGACACAGAATGAACCCAGCCTGTATTGAAATCTTCTGATACTATAACCTCCGAAATCACCTGCCGTTGGGTGGTAGTCGAGTCGAGCTTTCCCGAAGAGAAATTTGGCGATATAGGGACTGCATGACTAACATTAGGCCAGCTTAGTACGACTACTAATAAACCTAATATCCGTTTCATAAGTCTTCGTTAGTTCCCTTATTCAATAGGCTTGCTAATGTCGCACCACTTGCTGCTCCACCTAGTCCTGCTAAGGCAGCCATTGCCATACGATTTCCCCTGAGACCAGCCACAGGTTTGCTAGTGATAATTTTATTGGTTAATTCTTTAGCCTTTTTTATAGATGAAGCTACATTTTCTTGAGATGTCTGGTTTTTTTCAGCTAAATTAATCTTTGCCATTTCGTTATAAGTATCTTCTCCATACATCTTGTATAAAACATTTCTTACAAGCGCTTTTGCTGTGTTGTCTCCAGCTTCCGCAAGAATTTTAATGTCGTTTAATGACCTGCGAGCTGCTTCTTCTGCTCCTATTAATCCAACTTTAAAAAGTCCTATATGTTTTTGAAACCCTGTATGTCCAGAGGATGCCCACGCATCAGCAGCTTGAAGTATTCGATTTAAACCTTGACTGTCTGGATTCATGTTCTTAGCGATTGATTTCAAGAGTAGACGTGAACTGTCCTATGCTGGTCGTGCCCGAATTTCCAGCCGATATGGTCAACGTGCCCCCTCCTACGCTGGTCAAAGTCGCTCCAAGACTGCCTTTTGAGCCTCCGGCAAACGATGTCACTTGTCCGTAAGCTGGGAGTGAAGCTGCCTGCCCAGAGGTTGCGTTTACCGCTACACCTGCTGCCAGAGTAGATATTGGATCCCCTTGAATCGCCGTATTTGTAAAGCTGAAATTTTGTCCGGCTGTATTGATTTCAAAATTTCCCGGCGTAACCGTAGCTGCTGCGGTGGCAGAACCACCAGTTAGTCCAGCAAAAGTATCATTATTTCCAGTACCCACTTTGACATTTATGCCACTGGCAGACACCGAACTCCCTATCCTAGTAGCCGTTGTGCTTGCACCGTCTACAGTGAGCTGCACATTACTTTGAATTCTGTGACTTACTGAAGCTCCTGCTGGTCCGCACAGCGACAATAATCCTATTAAAACAGCGAACCGTTTCATCAGTTGATTGCTTATTTACCTATATCGTAGAGAATTTTGAACTTCTAAAGATACGCTTTACTAATGTTGGTAGCGAATCCTACAACAGTCGTCCCTGCTGCTATCACGGCTGCTGCACCAATTACCCATTTCTCTACTACTTTCAAGCGTTCTCGAAGATCTGCCTGCTTCTCTTCCAGACGTTCTATCTTGAGCTGCATCACTGTGATCTTGACCTCTTGAGAGGCATCTAGATTCAATCCAGAATCAGACATTAACTATCCTTACTAGTCTTTTCTGACTTTAGTAACTCTCCGCCAACAATGTGGATTGGGGTTTGAACTCTAATAACTTGCTCATTATTATTCATCGTGGCAAGTATTTTCATTAACTTTTCTTCTGTTAAACCACCACCATTTCCATTACCATTCTTCTTAGCAGTAGCCGTCGCAATCCCTAGCGATGAGAGGATTCCGCCGAGCAAACTTGCCGGGAAAGTTGGATCAATATTTCCTTGCTCTGGAATTTCGATAACTGTCGTACCAAACGTCAACTTTTCTGGAAGACTGCAATATGAAAGAGTGAGAATTAGTACGGACCACCCAAGAATACCTACTTTCAGACTAGCCGTTAAAACCTCCTGCCACAGAGGTTCGTCGTGTTCTTCCTTTTTCTCCTTCTTTTTCTTAGCAGCTTCTGCTTTCTTCTTTTCCTCTTCTGTGAGTTTCTTTTTTTCTTCGACTTCAGTCATCATCATTTTGCAAGACACTTATATATTAAGAAGGTTGCACGTTGCAAGATAAGCCATACACTAACAACACACGTCAGGTTAGGTCACATGGAGCCTTGGATTTCGAATATCGCCATGAGCGAGTACTTGGGTATCAGTCCGAGAACCCTAAAGCGCAATGAGAAATATTTTTCCAAAGGAACTCATTACAGATACAAAGACCCATTAAACCCCAATAGTGGAAAAATCTGGAGACGAGCTGCTGTGGATGAAATGCTTTCTTCTCCAGACCATGTCATCAGACGAAGAATCAAGAAAGTATGACCAGCTCAAACTTCGAAGACCACAAGCATAAGAAGCAATTTTCTAAATCTGGTATTCCCCTTCACATGCTTGATGACATTCAGTTCATGGAATTCGCTATGGAATTCCCAGAAGAAATACAAGATTTAGAGGAAGACAATGGAACTACATGAAGAATTTAGGCTTTGGTCATTAATCAATAAGGCCGAGAATATCAAGTTCATGATCAGGACTCAGCAAAACCCAATATTTAGCTTTGTACTAAAGCTGCTTTACTACCGTTCATTCATGAATACATGCAGAGATATTCAAGATTGTTTTTGGTGTGGCGACGATATATCAGTTAGCAAAATAGATCAATTACCTTCATGTGTTCGCAGGGATTATTTCTTTCAATAACTAGGCTGCGAATGGATGCTTCCAGTTCTTTATAAATTGATCTTCTTGTTTTTCATTATCAGCCCATAAGAGATATTTGTCTTTGTGAACTCCGACCCCATGTCCCATTGCTGCGGCACATTGTTCTATCGGAATATCTCCAAAGGCTGGTTCTAAGTGCATGGTTACAGCCCAAGTGTGGCGTAAATCATATGGCAATGCCTCGATCATCCGATCCAATCCATCAGTTGATTTTGCTAAGAGTGGTGGCATGCATGCAGTTCTTAACTTGGATGCTCTTATTGCGTTGGTTTTGTAACTAGCCCCCAAAGTATTTCTCGTAATATATTCTCCAAGCTGAGAATTGTTCTGACCAATTCCATTGTCATAAGCTGCTTTATCTTCTACTTGATAAGTCACACCAGTTCGAGTTGCACTCGTAATCTTCGGTCTACATTTGCTTCTTAAGTGCCCCTGATGCTTCTTGAAATTACGGAATAAATTGTATCTCTTATCCCAATCGGCAAAGGCAGGCCATACCTTATGGTCTTCAGGTGATTTTGTTAATCTTCCGGGGATAAGAAGAAATAGATTCTCAAGTGGCTTGGCATACCAAAGCTCATGGTTGCGTAATCCATAATTCATCATCATGGCTAGGCACCAGCACTGCCATGGAAACTCTTCGATATTGGCATCGAGATAATCTTCCATTTGTTTCTTAGAAACAATTGCTCTAGGTGGATGCATTTCTTTCTTCTTCTTCTTTCCTTCACTCATCTTGCGATACTCATTATGCATTCCTCTTTGCGTTAGATATTCATCTTCTGTAAACCAAGTAGGATATTTTGCTTCCTGTTTACGAACATAAATTTGTACTTGTTTTAAAAAATCTAATCTTTTCTGAAATGGTTTTGATCCACATGTTTTTTCCCATAACCATCTATGGATCGATTTAGATGTTCTTTTAATTTCGTTTCTTTTTAAATTTCTCCAAAGACTGAAATACTCAATATTTGTTGATGCTTTGTTTTTACTAGTTAGAAAATCATTGAATGAAACTTCATGAGATTTCCAATACGAATCTTTCTCTACTTTTTGTACATTATCCGACCAATGTTTGTCCTTAATTTCTTGGACCATACTCCAAGCTGTTTGACAATTAGTAACGTCATCTATCCGTAGAGGCTTGATGGAAATCCTTTCGGCACCTTTCCAAGAATCCCTGACGTAAATATATGGGCTTCCGCTCTTCTTAAATAACTTCCAACGAAAGGTAAATTCTTTTTGGACAGATAGGTAATTATCGATTGAAACAGTCATTGGACAAAATTCCGACCTGAAAAACTGGACATTTCCAGATTCAAAAACTGGACATTTGACCCAACTGGACATGAAAACTGGACATTTTTTGTCCACTTAAAAACACTTGTTTCAACCTCTGACAAAGCATTTTCCATGGCTCTCTAGTCTCTGAGAACCCTTTATAGCACTAAAAAAGCCCAGTATCAACCGGGCTTAATGTATTTGGTGGCGGGGGCAAGATTTGAACTTGCGACCTTCGGGTTATGAGCCCTTCGAGCATGCCCCAAATCCCTTGGTATGACTGAGTCGCATTTTGTCACTGGACATGGAGAACTGGACAAATTGGACATGGAGAAAATATTACAACCCGTTCCAAGCTGGCTGTAACATCCCTCGATCATCGTCGTCATCGTCATCTTCTGAGTCCTCTCTGAGGTCGTAGCCCAGTATAAAGGTTACGATTCCTACTGCAATAATCGGTATAAAAGGGAATAGAAATGCAAGTTGAATTACATCAGGGTCTGCTAATTCATTCATTTAGTAAATAAGCGTTGGATAATTTCTTCTGAGCTTTTAACTCTTTCTTTAATAGTTTTTTGGCTTCTTTTCTTGAGGTACAAACTGCCGCCTTAGCAGCTATCTTTAATAATTTGCGTTGTTGTTTTTCGATAGTTTTTAACTAATAGGTTGGTTTAATAGTTCAGCAACTTCCTCTTTTTCTGCTTCTTGAAGAGCATCGCTAAGCAAGTAACCAGCACTAGATCCAGTAATTAAAGGTATTAAGAACTTGGCTAATTTCCCTGCATACTGACTTCTTCCAGTCGGAGTAATTGGAGGCGTTGGTGTTGATTTAACCTGTTGAACCACCTTTTTAACTTCTGGAGTATTCGCTGGAATATCAAATGTTTCACCTGACGCTGCTCCATATTTCATCAATTCCTCTGCTTGTATCAAAGCGATCTCTTCCTTTGGAGATAGGTTTAAATCAGGTCTAACTAATTTATGCCGAACATTATCTAATGGAGCATCGTAATTAATATGATCGGGTTCCATTCCTGTAAGAGCTCTTTTAATTAACTCTTCTCGATGAGGAGTGAGCTCAGTATCTGGCCTTGCTTGTCTGACCATCGTATTCTCGACAGTCGCTTGAGTTGCATCCTGT